GCTGTGCATGGCCAACACCAAGATCACGGACATCATGGATTGGGACGAGTCGGGCAACGTGCGTGTCAAGCGTGCGTCCGACATTCCCGAGCATGCGCTGCAGGCGATCAAGAACATACGGGTCAAGAGTGACCGGGATGGCAACAGTACGCTCGAGGTGGAGCTGTATGACAAGGTGGGCGTGCTGCGTTTGCTGGCCAAGGCGTCTGGCTTGCTGGACAACCCTGACCAGGACGACAAGCCCAGTGTGATTGATGTGAATGTGGTGGCCCCGCCACCGAGGGGAGAAGAATGAGCAAGACCAAGGAGCAGAGCAGCAAGGAGGTCAGTGCTGGCGGGCTGCGGTTCGACTTCTCGCAGTCGCCTGTCATCTACGACTTCTTTCAGAGCAACGCCTTTGTCCAGGGCATCATGGGGCCGGTGGGGTCTGGCAAGAGCTACGGCTGCGCGGCCAAGATCTTTAAGAAGGCCATCCAGCAAAAGCCCAGCCCCCATGACAACATCCGCTATACCCGCTGGGCGGTGGTGCGAAACAGCTACCCCATGCTCAAGACCACCACCATCAAGACCTGGTTGGATCTGTTCCCCGAGGCCACCTTCGGCCCCATGCTGTGGACGCCGCCCATCACCCACCACATCAGGCTGCCGGCCCGCGGTGATGCCGCCGGCATCGACTGCGAGGTCATCTTTCTGGCACTCGACCAGCCAAAGGATGTCAGAAAGCTGCTCTCGCTTGAGCTGACCGGCGCCTGGGTCAACGAGGCCCGCGAGCTGCCCAAGGCGGTGATCGACGGCCTGACCCACCGGGTCGGTCGCTACCCTACCAAGCGCGACGGCGGCGCCACCTGGCACGGCATCTGGATGGATACCAACCCCATGGATGACGACCACTGGTGGCACAACATGGCCGAGAAGGAGCGCATGACCGGCCCCTATGCCTGGAAGTTCTGGAAGCAGCCAGGCGGCGTGATGGAGGCAGACCCCGACGCCCTGCCCGACAACCCCGAGGCCAACGACCATGTCTTCAGCGCAGGCAAGTGGTGGAAGATCAACCCTGCTGCAGAGAATCTCCACAACTTGCCCCCAGGTTATTACCCGCAGATGCTGCTCGGTAAGAACCTCGATTGGATCCGCTGCTACGCGGGCGGGCTGTACACATATGTGCAGGAGGGCCGCCCCGTTTGGCCAGAGTACGAGGACAGCACCATGTCCGGTGACACCGAGGTTGACCCCACCGTGCCCATCCAGGTGGGCCTTGACTTCGGTCTGACGCCGGCGGCCACCATCGGACAGCGGCTGCCCAATGGCCGGTGGCTGATCCACAAGGAGATCGTGACGTTCGACATGGGCCTTGAGCGCTTCGGCATGGAACTGCTGGCCCTGCTCAACCAGCACTACCCCAACCACCAGGTGCTGCTGTGGGGCGACCCGGCGGGCATGGCCAGGGACGCAATCTACGAGGTGACCAGCTTCGATTTCCTGCGAACGCTGGGGCTACGGGCGCAGCCGACGGCAAGCAACGACTTCAAGGTGCGGCGCGAAGCTGCGGCGGCCCCCATGCAGCGTCTGATCGCTGGCAAGCCGGGCCTCATTGTGAACAGACAATGCAAGCTCCTCCGCAAAGCCCTCGGCGGCGGCTACCATTTTAAGCGGGTGTCTGTTGGTGCCGGTCAAGAAAGGTTCCGAGATGCGCCCAACAAGAACGAGCATTCGCACATTGGCGACAGTTTTGGCTACCTGATGCTGGGCGGCGGCGAGTACAACCGCATGACCAGAACCCCCAGCCTGGGCGGCAAACCCATGAATCAGACGGTCATCATGCAACAGGATTTCGATATTTTTAGTGCGCGATAGCGCTGTGGTATCACATCTCTTGCATGCTGTCCAAAGTCCAATAGAATCTATTGGTATGAGTATCGACTTCGATCCTTGCGTTGTGCATCACTTCGCTGCTGGTGTCTATGCCAAGCAGATGACGCTGCCTGCCAACCACTTCGCGGTCAAGCACTCACACAGCTATGACCACCTGAGCATTTTGGCCCAGGGCCGCGTGACAGTGGATATGGATGGCCGCGTGACTGAATACACGGCGCCAGCCTGCATCACCATCAAGGCCGGCACCAAGCACAGGATCGTTGCCCATGAAGACGCTGTTTGGTTCTGCATCCATGCCACTGATGAGACAGACCCAGACAAGGTGGATGAAGTTTTGATTGGAGGTTGACCATGCCGTTTTTTATTGCTGGAGCAATTCTGTTAAGTACAGGTATCAACGCTTACCAGGCTAACCGCAGCAGGCAGCAAGCCTCTGACCAGCAGCGCCAGGCACTAAGCCAGCAAGCTGCAGATGCTGCCCGCATGCGTGAGGAGATCTCGCGTCAGACCCAGGCCTACGCACAGCAGGCCACCTCGCTGCAGCAGCAGGCTGACATCGCCCGCCAGCAGTTTGATCTGCAAGCTCAGTCCTTCAGAGAGAACAAGCTGGCCATGGAGAACAAGGCCAAGGAAGTGCAGGCCGCAGCTGATGAGGAGCGCCGCAAAGCAGCTGCAGCAGAGGCATCTGCGCTGCGTGCCAGAACCAGGGGCGGTCGCCGCTCCCTGCTCTCTGGTGAGCGGATGGACGCCGAGCTGGGGCTTGGCATGAACCTGGGCGGCTCTTCGGGGATGTTGCAGTAATGGCCGCGCCTCGGATGACCCAGTTCAACCTGGCCCGCCTGTCGCGTCGCACGGGTGGTCTGGATCGTCTGGCCAATGAGTACCAGCAGCAAATCGCTGCAATGACCGATCAGTACTCCAAAGGCTTCTCAGAATACCAGCGGCGTGTTGGTGAGCAGATGGCGCCGTTTGAGGCGGCCATGGCGCAGTATCAGCAAGTGGCACAGCCACAGTACCAGCAGCAGCTCGCCGAATACAACGCCAAGCTCGAGGCCTATCAGCGACAGCTGGCAGAGCTGGAGAAGGAGCCTGTGATTGAAAGAACAGGCACAGCTCAAACCAGGACTTGGTACGGCAAGAAGAAGACCCAGACGTTTACCTACTACGAGCCGAAAGAGATCCCAACCTTCAGCGCTCAGGCACCGACAGCACCGGACATCCCGCAGGCGCCGCAAGTTGAGGCTTTCGACTCATCCCAGTTTGAGGCCAAGCGCGGCCAGCTAGGTCAGACCATGCAGCGCGAGGTCGGAGAGCGCCGAGCTGCGCGGCTTAACGTAGTCAGGCGCGGCAATCGCACCATGCTGCAAGGAGAGAAAGCATGAAAGACAAAGTCGAGAAGGTCATGCACGAATACAAGACCGGCAAGCTCGAGTCCAGCTCTGGCCAAAAGGTCACTTCTCGCAAGCAGGCCATCGCCATTGCGCTTTCTGAACAGCGCCAGGCTCGCAGCCGTCGCAAGGGCGGCCTGATGAAAGAGGCCTCAGCATGAAGATCGAAATCGAGATCGAAAAGAGTGGCGAAGACGAGTCTGAAGAAATGGACAAGCCTGAACTGGAAGATGGCCAGAAGATGGCCATCGGCAAGAAGCTCAAGAAGAACATGATGCTCACGCGCATGGAGCGCAAGCTGCTGGCCGAGTATCTGCTCAAGGAGGACGAATCGTGAAAGAAGTCTGGGACAAGCCCCGGCCAAAGAATCTGGGCCAGCCTAAAGAGCTGACCTCGGCGCAGAAGGCCAATGCCATGCGTCGGGCGCAGCGTGCTGGCCGCCCCTATCCGAACCTCATCGACAACATGGCGGCAGCCAAGGCTAAGAAGTGAGCAAGCTGAAAGACCCCGCTGGTGGACTGACCGAGGCCGGTCGGCGGCACTACGAGCGCACAGGCGAGAGCAAGAACCTGCAGCCTGGCGTCAAGGAGTCCAGCCCCACAGGTCAGCGTGCCCGGCGCAAGGGATCTTTCCTGACACGTTTCTATACCAACCCAAGTGGCCCGTTAGTCAAGGACAACGGCGAGCCGACCCGTCTGGCCCTGGCCGCCAGGGCATGGGGTGAGCCTGCGCCTCGCACCGCAGCTGCTGCCGCACGCCTGGCCGCCAAAGGCCGCAACCTGCTGGCCAAGTACAAAGCCGAGAAGGACTGAACATCATGGAATACAAAGACAAGACCGGCGGCATGCGCTTGACGCCCGAGCAGATCATCAAGCGCCAAGACGTTGCCCAGAAGAAAAAGGACGAGTTCCAGGCGCTCTACATGGACGCCTACGAGTTCGCCCTGCCCCAGCGCCAGCTGTACGGTGTCTGGGAGGGCAACTACACCGGCAAGAACAAGATGACGCGGGTCTTCGACTCGACGGCCATCAATAGCACCCAGCGCTTTGCCAACCGGCTGCAGTCTGCTGTCTTCCCGCCCCAGCGCAAGTGGGCACGGCTGGACGCCGGCAGCGACATCCCGACCGACCGCAAGGACACCGCCAAGGCGGTGCTGGAGGTCTACGGCGAGAAGATGTTCACCGTGCTGCGGCAGAGCAACTTCGACATCGCCATGGGCGAGTTCCTGCTCGATCTGGCCGTTGGCACTGCCTGCATGATGGTGCAGCCAGGCGACGATGTCAGCCCCATCAACTTCATCCCGGTGCCCTTGTTTCTGGTGACCTACGAGGAGGGAGCCAATGGCCAGGTAGACAACGTCTACCGCAAGATCCGCATGAAGGGCGAGAGCATCCAGCGCCAGTGGCCCGACGCCAAGATCGAGGGGCAGCTGGCCCGGCTGATCCAGGACAAGCCCACCGAGGATGTCGAGCTGCTTGAGGCCACGGTCTACGATGCCAAGCGCGGCGACTACTGCTATCACGTTATCTACAAGCACGGCAAAGAGGAGCTGGTTTACCGGCGCCGCAAGTCCAGCCCCTGGGTGATCAGCCGCTACATGAAGGTGGCCGGCGAGATCTACGGTCGCGGCCCCCTGCTAACCGCCCTGCCCGACATCAAGACGCTTAACAAGACGATTGAGCTGCTGCTCAAGAACGCCAGCCTAGCCGTGTCCGGTGTATATACCGCTGCCGATGACGGGGTGCTGAACCCCAACACCGTCAAGCTGGCGCCCGGCGCCATCATCCCTGTGGCACGCAACGGTGGCCCGCAAGGCCCGGCCCTGGCCGCCCTGCCCCGCGCTGGCGACTTCAACGTGTCGCAGCTGGTCATCAACGACCTCCGCGCCAACGTCAAGCGGATCCTGCTGGACGAGTCGCTGCCACCGGACAACATGAGCGCCCGATCGGCCACCGAGATCGTGGAGCGCATGAAGGAGCTGTCGCAGAACCTCGGCTCTGCCTTCGGTCGCCTGATCAACGAAACGATGATCCCGCTGGTGGCCAAGATCCTCGAGGTTATGGACGAGCGCGGCCTGATCGACATGCCGCTTCGGGTCAACGGCCTGGAGGTCAAGGTGGTGCCAGAGGCGCCGCTGGCCCAGGCCCAGGCCATGGACGAGGTGCAAGCCATCCTGCAGTACGCACAGCTGATGCAAGGCTTTGGCGCAGACGGTGCCTTCGCCCTCAAGAACGACCGGATCCCCGACTACCTGGGCGAGAAGCTAGGCGTGCCGATGGCCGTGCGTAACAGCCAGGCCGAGCGTGCTGTGTTGCTGGACGAGGCCAAGAAGGCTCAGGAGCAGGCTGCCATTGCCCAGGCCATGATGATGCAAGCCCAGCAGGGCGCAGCGCCAATGGCGCCGGCTGAGGGGGCCATGGCATGAGCGGATGGGACGAGCTGGAGGCAGCCGACCAGACCGAGGACATCCGCGAGGTCAAGCAAAAGCGCGAAGACCTGATGCGCCTGTGCCTGCGGGTGCTGGGTAGCGAGGATGGCCAGAAGCTGATGGCCTGGCTGCAGGAGATGTATGTGGATGTGCCCGTTGCCGTGCCGGGCACTGATCCCAGCTATGCCTTCTTTGCCGATGGGCAGCGAAGCGTGGTGCGGGACTTGATAGCACGGGTTCATCAAGCAAGGAACCTATGAGCGACACCAACGACCAACCCGGCGGCGAGTCCACCGGCCTATTGGATTCTGTCACCATCGAAGATCCCAATAAACCAGCAGAGCCGCAGAAGGCTGAGATCCCCCACAGGGCCGGGGCTGCAGTTCCAGCAGCATCGCCCGCAGCACCCGAGGCGCCGCCTGAGTGGCTGCCCGAGAACTTCGTCAAGGACGGCAAGGCCGACTATGAGGCGCTGGCCAAGAGCTGGCGGGATCTGCGCGGCAAGATCAGCAAGGGCGCCCACAATGCCCCGGCTGATGGCAAGTACGACACCAGCAAGTTTGGCGAGAACGCCGAGGACAACCCCATGGCCAGCACCATGCTCGGCTGGGCCAAGGAGAACGGGCTGTCCCAGGCTCAGTTTGATGACCTGGTAGACCGGTTGCAGACCAACGCCAAAGAGATGCTCGAGGGCGACATGGTCGATCCCAAGGCTGAGATGGCCAAGCTCGGCCCCAACGCCAACGCCATGGTCAACGGCATGGTCGATTGGGCGCGTGGCCTGGTCAACAAGGGCGTCTGGTCAAAGGACGACTTCGAGGAGTTCAAGATCATGGGCGGCACCGCCCGTGGCTTGCAGGCTCTGCTCAAGATCCGCGAGGCCTACGAGGGCCGGGTGCCGATTGAGTCGGCTCCGATTGAGGGCGCCCCATCCAAAGAGGAGATGTACGCAATGGTGGCAGATCCTCGGTACAAAACAGATGCTGCATATCGGCAGAAGGTTGAGCGGATGTTCGACCAGTTTGCCAAATAGTTGAGAGTGTCTCCTCCTGCTGCCGCAAGGCAGTTGCCCTTACCCCGGCCCGAGCGCCGGGGTTTTTTTGTCCAGAAAGCAACAGCCCCTATTGACAACTGTTGTTTTTGTCTACAATCAGCGACATGGCTTACCGGGTAACCGGCCCTGACCGCAGCGAGATGCTGACGAGTGGCTGACGCAAACAGCAAGCACAGGCCCGCACCAGCGGCTTACCAGCGCGAGAACCCCTGAATTAACCAACCGAATGAGGTGATCAAATGAGCGTTTCTCTCTCGAACGCCTTTGTGACTCTGTTCGATGCTGAGGTTAAGCAAGCCTACCAGGGCAAAGCAATGCTGGTGGGTGCTGTGCGTCAGCGTCGTGGTGTCGAAGGCTCCACTGTCAAGTTCCCCAAAGTTGGTCGCGGCGTGGCTACTGCCCGCGTGACTCAGACCGATGTCACTCCTATGAACGTCGGTTTCTCCACTGTGACCTGC